CAAACTGGCAGTGGTTGGCCCCGCCGGTACTACCTCCAATCCCGCAATACACTTCGGCAACTCTGTACTTATACAACAAGTCTTACGTATCAACTCCTGCCCCGTCATGGACACCGACAACCACCGTTACCGTGACTGCACAGATGTCCCCAGACTCGTTCTCGACTGCGACCTCGCAGTGCATTGCCTCGCAATGGCAAACCGCCGGTACCTATTCGTGGTTGCTGTATTTAGGCAACACCGGACGATTGGGGTTTGAGTGCTCTGCTGACGGCACAACTGTCGTAGCCAAAACATCCAACGTGCAACCAACACAGCCGTACGTGCAGGCTGCCTACTGTTGCGCGGCGGGCGGTACGACCGTCAACGGAGTGGCGCTCACCCAAGGACAGATAGCCTTTTTCCAGTCACCTGACGGTGTGGCGTGGACTCAGATGGGAACCATCCAGTCCACCGGACTTAGCCCCCTGTTTGCTACGTCAGCCCCGATCCAGGTCGGTGTAGAGGCAAATGTTGGGCAGCCATTCACCGGGACCATTACCAACGTAACCATTGCCGACGGGGCCACCACCATCGCTAACTTGAACAACTCGGCCCCGTGGTTTGGTTATTCGGGCACGCCTGGGTACTTTGCTGATGGCGAAGGAAACGTCTGGAACACAACGGGCACCGGAGTGACTTGGCGGTTTATCTCACCGGCACCTCCAGCATCCGCACAGCACGTACAGACCGTGACGGCGAACGGCACATTTGCGGTGCCTGCCGGGGTCACCACCATGAAGGTCATAGCAGTGGGTGGTGGCGGCGGTGGCGGCGGCTCTGGCTGCGCTGCGCTCACAGGTGGTGTGACCGGTCAGGGATCAGCCGGCGGGGGTGGTGCTGGTTGTGTGGTCGAACAGTGGATCGGTGTCACTCCTGGTCAGACCTTGACACACACCATCGGCACAGGCGGTAGTGGCGGTGCCGGTGGCGCAGCCAGCACTGGTGCGACAGGAAATACCGGCGCAGTTGGAGCGGTTGGTGCCCAGACCACCGTTACCGGAACGGGTGTGAGCATTATCGCCTATGGAGGCGGTTTTGCAGTCTACTCTGGTGCCAACACAACAACCGGTGGGGGCGGCGGATTTCCAGGGGTGCAGTCCATCTACACCAGCGCTACCGCTGTCGGCGTCATTGGTGGTGGGGGTTATGGAGTCAGCACCATTCGTCGCTCTTCTCCACCTTGGCCGCAGGGACCATCCGGAGGTCAAGCTGGTGCATTTGCCACCGCCACAAACGGCGGCAGTGGTGGCGTGGCAGGACCGTTCGGCGCCCAGTGGGCGGCTGTGTCGGGTGCGGGTGGAGATGCACCGACCACGTCTGGACTGAATGGCGCTGACGCCGTGGCTAACAGTGGCTGCGGTGGTGGAGGTGGCGGGGCCGGCGCCCCCGGCGGGGCCGGCGGTAATGGTGGTGCTGGTGGCTCTGGTTACGTCGTTTACACTTGGATCGCTTAGGGTTAAAGATGGTTGCTCCCACCACTACTACTCAAGGCCCCCCCGGTCCACGAGGTCCAGCCGGCCCAGAAGGCGACTTAGGCCCAACCGGAGCAACCGGTCCCGCGGGAGCACAGGGTCCAATCGGACCAGGCCCAACCGGTGCGACCGGCGCCCAAGGCCCTCCCGGTCCCAGAGGCCCAGCCGGGTCAGGGACTGGAGGAGGCGGCGGCGGAACAGTAGGGCCAACAGGACCACAAGGTGCCACCGGACCACCTGGGCCAACCGGCGCTAACTCGACAGTGCCGGGACCAGCAGGGCCAACCGGACCGCAAGGCTCACAAGGCAACACCGGAGCGACCGGAACTGGAGCTACGGGGGCACAAGGCCCGACTGGTGCTACTGGCGCGCAAGGGCCAACCGGAACCGGAGCTACAGGCCCCACGGGTCCGACCGGAAATACTGGGACTACTGGAGGCCCCGGCCCTACCGGTCCTACAGGTGCGACCGGAGCAGCAGGCGGCGGCATGGCCGTGCAGCAGGTAAGTGCGGCCACCACCCTGACCAACACCACCAGTGCATTGATCCTGGGCAATACGGCGACGGCAGGCTTTCAGATAACCCTGCCGCTCGCGGCATCAGCAGCGGGAGCCACGCTGATCGTCTGCAAGTCCAGCACCGACTACCACAACCTATCGGTAGCGCCCCAGGGCAGCGACACCATCGCCGGGGTAGGTGGTGTTCCCATCGGCAGCCTGGGCAACAACAGCGGTGGAATGCCAGGAGGTCAGGGCAACCCGATCGCCCTAGTCTCTGACGGGATCTCGGACTGGAAGATCGAAGCCGGTCCTAGCCCCGTTGTGACCCTGACTAACACCACCCCGAACGGTCCTTACATCCAGATGTTGTCAGGTGTATACGGCAACATCGTCATGCAGTCCAACAACGCCATGACCCTCTATACCGGCAATGCGTCCGATCTGGCTTTGAATCTAGCTAGAGGGCTGGCTCTTAACACGGTGCAGGGCACCCTGTCGGGTACTACAGCGGGGTCGATCACTTGGTATCAACCCCTGACCGGCACGGGCTGGAAAAGAGTCCTGGCCTACCTGACCGGTTATCAGAACAACACCGCCACAGCCCAGGCATTCACGTTCCAGGCTGCCTTCACCAAGCCGCCATATCTAGCCAGGGACGACTCTGGTGGGGCGACAGCATCCACCTCCACCCTGACCCTACCGGTCTCCATGGCAACAGCCAAAACCGGTTGGGTAGTCGTAGAAGGATTTTGACTGATGTCCTACCACACGCAAACCCAACTGGCCCAAGATGTCACCTTCCAGGGCCGCGTGGGCGCTGTCGTCATCGAGCAGGCCAACACGTACAAGAACGCTGCTGCTCTCGATCAGGCCAACCTGGCACTCGCGGTGCTTCGCTTTGAAATCGATAAGGTGAATGCCTTTGTACGACTCAACGCTGCTGCTCCCGGTGCCGCTGACAAGGTAGACCTGGGAACCGGAAGCATTGATCAGTCACTTATGGTAGATGCCGACTTGCTTTCCGCTACTCAGGCCAACTGGCCTCTCGTCGCTGAGTTGTACTTCAGACCTGATGGAAGTCGCATTTCATAAAAGGAGTAATCATGTCCACCACCGAACCAGAACCCGAAGGCCCCGGCATCGAGACCGAGAAGTCCGCTGAGGTCACCACCGAAGGCGGCACCGAGATCTCTCACGCCGAGCAGACGGCTGTCGAGGTACCGTCCGAAGAAGAGGAAGAAGAGACACCGCCCGAAGCATCCGCCCCGTAGGAGTCACATGGAAAGAGATCGATCACGGGATCCCGATCCCGAGCGGTTCGACCGCGACGACATCGACTGGCCCTCTCCCCGAGAAGACCCGGAGAGGGAGCCGTCCCACTCCCCTCACACCCCGCTTGATAACGAGGAGGATGGCAAATGGCTCTCACGCGAGTAGCGATCCCATCGCCCAACTACTCCAGCCGGGGTGGGGCCGGTGTGCGCCTCCTGGTGCTGCATACCGCTGAGGGATCTAGAACGTACCAGTCGTTGGGAAACTTTTTTGCCTCTTCGTCAAGCGGTGTCTCCAGCCACGCTGGGATTGACGACACCCTGGGCACGATTGGCGTCTACGTGAAGAGGGCAGAAAAGGCTTGGACCGCGAGTAACGCTAATCCCGTGGCCTGTCAGGCCGAAATCTGTGCATTCGCCGCCTGGGACAACGTCGAATGGCACCGGCATCCCAACATGCTGTCCAACTGTGCCGCCTGGCTCGCTGAGGAGGCGGCAGCCTTTGGCATCCCCCTCGTCCGACTAAACGCTCAGCAAGCACAGAGCAGCGGGCGGGGCGTATGCCAACACATCGACCTGGGATCCTGGGGCGGTGGTCACGTTGACTGCGGATCCGGTTTTCCCATGGATGAGGTCATGGCTATGGCCGGAGGCCAACCCGGCGCCGCGCCCACACCTCCATCACAGCCAGCCCAGCCAGGAGGTCCAGCCCCTCCGTTTCCCTACCCCGCCGGTCATTACCTGGGGCGACCAGACCCCGACCCAGTGTGTCATTCCGGCCACTACGGCGGCGTGGATAGCACAAACGTGGCTACGTGGCAGAGACAGATGATTGCTCGTGGATGGGATCTTGGCCCTTCTGGCGCCGATGGTGACTTCGGCGACATCTCCTACGGAGTGGCGCGAAGTTTCCAGGCTGAGAAGGGCTTGAACCCCGTGGACGGCCTGGTGGGCAAGGACACCTGGGCGGCAAGTTGGAACGCCCCAGTAACATAACGGGCGACCTGACCAATGGGAGATACAGCCCATCATGGTTCCGATTAGTTCGCCAAATCATCGTCTTCCTGCTAGGAGTAGGGGTTCTCCTCTATGGCGTGGTCAGTCAAGGTCATGACATTCCGTTTCTGATCACTGGCCTCATACTGATTGGTGTCATCCCCATCGAGGACGCCCTCATCGGTCTAACTCGTAGAGCAAGGGTGGAGAAAGTTACTCCGAGTCGCCCGCCAGACGAGTCGTAAAGACATCGTCCATATAGCCAGTAGCTCCGAGCATGGCCGGGTCCAGGCCGGCGAGGGCGGCAATCTGGTCGACCAGTGGCGGCGTAGTCATCCTGGTCACTGTCATGGACGTTGTCGCTGCCAGGCTCACCGTGCCATGGACAACAGCCATTAGCTCATTGACTTGCTATAGCTGCCAGTGCTGATCGAGAAGGTGTCTCCTGCATTCACCGACGTGGTTGTCGACAGCGGGCCGAACCAGCGCCTAATCGGGGGGCTGGCGCTGTCCCACTCATCAACGCCAACGATCGTCGCGGGAGGGCAGTTGACAAAGGTCAGAGCGACGTTGGAGGCGATGCTGCCCGCAGCCGGCGCCGCAAAGGTGACGGTCTGGCGGGCGTACGCACTGGCAGGCGTGGTGGTGTTCACCAACTCCGTACCGGGAGAAGTGGACGTTCCCATGGCCGTCACCAAGGCCACCTGGATGGGCAAAATCGGGGCAACATAGTTGGCCTGGCCCGAGCTTGCCGCCAGGATATTCGCTGCTTCGGTGCTGACGAGGTTCGCCATTACCCCTCCTGGGCGACTGCTACTCCGAACTGATCCTGGAGCTTCTGCTGGTGATCGGCGGGACGGTTCTGGAGGAACTCCCGTAACTGGGAGGGATCGGCGCCTTCCTCTGCGGCGCGCTCAACGTCAGCCGAACAGATGGGACAGCCATCTTCGGCGCAGCACTGGACGTGCTTGCTTACGGACAGGTCCACGCCCACCTGAGAGATTGGATGCGTAAGGGCCACGTACTGAACGTGATGTGGCTCAGTATCAGTAGCCCCGCACTTGGTGCATGTCCGCTCTACTAGCCCAACAGTTGCCATCAGTGGTACACCACGCCCCTACTCTCCAGCCACTGGTACAGGTAGTACGGAACGCGATACCGCCGGCCTCGCAGGAAGGTATAGCTGGTCCCCACGCCGTAGGTCATGTCCTCGATGTCGGTGTTGACCCGGATGACTCGCCATTCACTCTCGACGGTCACTGGCTCAGGCCCCAGGTCTTGTACCTCCAGGACGTTAGTTGCCTGGGGCTTGGACCGTTGCTGAGTCTGCATGTCCTGAAGATCCTTCATGGGGTCATAGCCTGGTACGGGGACAGAGGGGTCCAGGATTGGATCGGTGTCGACCGTCACCGGCTCCTCAATCTGGCGGATCTTGCTCTCGGTCTCGGGCGATAACTCCATCACCTGACCAGTGGCAGGATCCCAAATCCCCTCTTCCTCGCGCACCATATCGACCTGATTCACCAGACCGATTTCCTGCTGACGCTCCGCTAACTCTGCGGCTTTTTCTTCAGCCAGTTGCTGCCGCTGGGTACCGGTGAAGTCGCCGCGCTGTGCTCTGGGCATCCCTATCAGTTCGTCCAGGCGATCACTACCGACTGATCTGTGATCAGCCCGAATCCCCAGATCGCGTACCAGCACAACGCGTGTTCACGCCCGAAGTCGAGTACCCCACCATCACGCAGTTCCACCGGCAATGCGATGGCATGACCGAAGGCATTGTCACCCAGGAACATGGCCCCGTGCGTGACACCAGCGTTGGTGACCGCACCCATGCCCGCCGGCCCCGTGTTGACGGCGTACTGCCGCACCTGAGTGGTCTCGATGTACACCACGTCGTTGAGCCGCCCGATCTCCCCGATCATGAAGTTACCGGCGGCAGCGTACTTCGTCATTTCGATGAACTCTGGGTTATCTCGTAGCCTTCTAGACTGGTGAGGGTCGATGAAGGCGACGTAGGTCTCACCGATGCGGGGGACGTTCTTGGTAGCCAG